GCCCGAACGACAAACTTTTTCTTTTTATAACCAGGTTCACCCTTGCGGATTCTTCTTGGTTTATTTACTGCTTTCGGGGCTGTCATCGGAATACAAGTTATCAAATGTTGTACGCCAGTCAGTGTAACTGTCATGCTTTTCCGCAGAGTGTAAATATTGACTTGGTACGAAGTCAGGCGCTCCCTCTCCAACCAGCCACAAGGCGGGGTTCGTTACACGAACACGATTATTCGGAAGAGCTATGATTTGTCCCTTCCACGGACCCTCGGTCAATTCAAGGATGTGACTTTGCTTGTGTTGAGCGGGATCGTCGGCAATCGAGTTGCCTGTAAAATCAACCGTGAAGTAATAAATTGCCTTGTAGAACTTTCCGTCAATCTTTGCAATCCACGGGCTTGAACTTACGCGGTCGAGCTTGGTGACTGCAATGTCGCGGGACGGACAGTCCCAAGGCTGTGCGATGTGGGTGGGACATTTCTCGGGCCATTCTTCGTATGGTACGTCTGCAATTAAAGCGGTGATTGGCATTCTCGCCCACATCGCCCCACCGTGAGGGTTTGGATCACTCTCGTCACACCCGGTGAATACGACTTGAAAGGACAGGCATCGGTCAGGAATCGCGCAGACCGCAATTACCAAAGCATGTATATATTCTCCTTCGTACTTCATGTGATTGTGAGTAAACTCTTTGCGAACCCAGCACTTGAACTGGGGGATGTTGGCGAGTAGGTACGACATTTAGCGGCGTTTTTTACGTCCGCCTTTGCTCATGTACTTGGATTTTTTATGTCCTGGCATTGGGTTCTCCTTTTGTTAGTGGTCGATAGACCGTTTGTCCGATCTTAATAATTTTCTTCATGCGGCAGATGCGGTTTGTCCAAACTGCGTGGGCATTGCGCCGAGTCTGCCAATTTGAGCATTTTGCTGTTGCTGAATCTGCATCGAGCGCTGACTCATGTAATTTTGAATACGCTCCTGCAAGGCGGGGTCTTGTTGTGCTTTTTGCTGAACGTCGGGTTGGGACAACCACTGCTGAAATACCTGCATTTTCAATTCATGAGCATCCTGCGGTTTGACGTTGGGCGGTACTCCCGCAACCAGTTCCGCAATTGTTTGACGTTCTTCATTGACCGCGTTCTGTGAAGCGGTTTCCTTGGGCAACAGAACTTTCTCGGATGCGCCGGGCAAGACCTGTCCGATTGCCAACTGAAGCAACCGCTCCGTGTCTAATGTTCCGTTCTTGTCGAGCAGTCCGCCAAGTTCGCCAATCGTCTTCACACGCTCAAGCATTTGATTCGGGTCTTGAGTTGCCGCATCAAACTGCAAATAAAAATCAAATCTTTCATTGGGCGAACCTTTCATAAACTTCTGCATGTCGTTCATTCCCGTGACGCGGAAAAATTCGGCATCGGGTCCGTACTGCTGGTAAAGCGTGTAGACTTGGTCGATTACTCCACGAAGATGATGAAACACTTTGTCGATGTTTCTTTGTTGTTTCATTTGGGCTTCAATCGGATCGACACCGGGCGCATTTCTTCCAATCAATCGATCAAATCCCTCCTTCACGTATTGACGCACCGATATGGAACCACCGTCGAATCGGGGAACGTCGGCAAATCTGTACTCCCCCAGCGTGCGGTACGGAACACGCACACCTGGCCCCCACTTCGATGGACTCCGACCGTACGGTACCAAGAGTGGTGGTAATGTCGAAATGCTTTGACGATCGATGGATGCATCCTCTTCAATCTTCAAAATGTTTTGCGGTCCCTCTCCAAGCTCCGCAACTGAGCGGGAGTGGTAGAGGCGCTTACTGGTCTTTTCGTAAGTCGTGACCACGAACGGATACTTTCCATGTCCGTAATCAAGGAGTTGATGCTTGGCGAATACGTCGGGTACGTTTTCGCAGAAGATCGTACAGAATATACCGGGCACGTCGTCTTCATCGAGCAAGCGTTGGTAGCAATAAATAACCCGAATGGTTTCGTCGTCATTTCTTATGACTTCGTCCTGCAAGCGTAAATTGTTAATCTGCGTGTCCGTATCCCCGCGTTGAGCAAGCTCGATTGCTTTGTCCACAAACTCCTCATCCCATCCCTCCGTGTTTATTTTGGAGCGTAATTGTTCGGGTGTCATGTTAAGAACGTGAAATACGTAGGGTGCTTCCTGCGGATCAATGGTGTAGGATGGCCAAAACACATCCTCGTCGGGCGCAAGCGCCTTGATTCTCGGCTGGTTGATCACGCGACGGGTCACGGGAATGGTGGTTTCTCCATCTGAACGCATCTCTCTAAGCATACCACGGGCTTTTGCCTTGGATACTTTGAACTGATCCTTGAGGGCGGAGGATAATTCCTCGTCCATACTGCCGTCCTGTATTGCCTGTGCAATCTGTGGAAGGACTTGCGCAATCTGATCGAGTTGAATGGATTGTTGCTGTTTTAAATCCTGCGACTCCCAATAACAGTAGTGAACCATCATTCCCTTCTCGTACAAATGATTCAATCCGAGTTCGACCTGGTCGTAAAATTCGTCCATTCTTGAATTAATCAACCAGCGAATAAAATTACTGATTACATTCGAGCGTTCAATATCATCGGATTCAATCGGATTGGCCACAATCTGCGCCCTTCTGATTGAATTAAGCGACTGCGCAACCATCGTGTTGATTGCTTCATGTACGAGTTGACAATTCTGATCGGAAGCGCCTTCCCAAGGAAACACCTCGCCCGTGGCGCTCAAATTGGAATGCTTCTTAAAATCATCCGACTTTCCATTCCATAAACAGTTGCGGGTGTCGTAATCCCTTTGTCTGCGGTCTATCCATTCACCCAAATCACTCTGCGTCCGGCGGTAAGTTTCCTGCAAATATCCAATATCGGGTTCCTTGGAAACGTATAAAAGTTCGGGATCGGCATTACTTTGCATACTTAGTATCAATTTATAGTCGTTTGTAGTTGACTAGTCAAATGGAATTCGTTCAATATTATTAGGTCATATTATAGTTCAACCTCCTGCGGGTTTTTTTTGATCGAAGTTTTCCCCGCAGGAGGTTTTCAATAGCCGCCTCCGCCCGTGACCATCATGCTTTCATTGGTTATATGATCCGCGCCACTGACCATGAGGTATCGAATACAGTCGATTTGATCACTAAAATGATCAGCGCGTGACTGACCCGTGTACTCCATCATCGAAGTGATCGTATTCTCGCATCTGTCGGAAATATAAAGTTTCGGTTTATTCTCGTCGCTCATCGGCTCGGTGTCATTCCACGATAACGCATCATTGATCTTTGCAATCCCCGTCTCGATTTCCACGCCCGGTGCGGGACGCATAACAACGCCCAAGTTTGCCATAGTCGTAATTATGTTACTTTCCCCCTCTTTTTCCCTGACCGTTGCCGCGCCCATTCTAGGGTCAACAATACGCTCAAATATTTCCTCATCCTGTTCCATATCCTCGAAATGTTCCTTGTATTGATTGTACCCCCAACCGAGTGGTCTTTGGGCGGGACCAGGCTTGCCCACGCTCTTCCCTACCCCGTTGATATGTGGTAATGCCCATTGACCCATCGTGGTGTCGGGGAACTCGCGGTAGATGTAAATACTTCCATCCCGCATGACTCCCGCCCATATGCACACCCACGGTTTCGAGCCGCCGGGATCAACCACCATATATCGTGTGACTGCCCGTGTGTCATCCTGTATGAATGGAATTTTTTCATGCGGAACAACATTTGTTTCCCTGTTGAATTTTGGGAACCTGCCCTCCACGGCTTTGCTCGGAATGCCGTATAATCGGGCAAGCTTGACCTCCAGTGGTTGCTTTGAGTATGTGCGGATTAATTCATCACCATCTATAAACGGGGAATCCTGTGTCCAAAAATAATAAATTCGGCAATCGGGCCAGTTTGCAGAGACTTGTTCAATTGGTAATTCACGGTCTAATAATTTACTGTATTTTTTCTTAACTGTATGTGCGCCTTTGAGTAAACTATTAACCAATGGGGTAAATCCCTGTAGAGTGGTAAATGACAAAATCAATCGTCCGTGATAATCAACGGTTCGACCAAGAAGTGTTTCAAAAATATTATTGGGAACTTCCTCCTCAAGATGTATGCAATGTGCCGACCAACCCTCAAATATCTGCGGGTCCGCCATGTACTGGCGATAATTATTGAAATAAATCGTCGATCCACGCTCCGCATTCGGGTCAAGTGGTGGAAGAATTGCCTTGGCTGAATTAAATCCGTTCTTCTGATTGTATTGCAAACTATGATTAGCACCCTTCTTTTTTGACCGCTTGTATCTCATTGGAAGTGCTGACCACACCATTTTCTGAGCGTCTTGAATACTGCGCTCCTCTGTCACGTGCATACTGCGAATCTCCGCTTCGGGAATCTGTTGGGCTAAATGTACGAGCATTCGGGTTGAAAAATAACTCTTAGCCGCACGATTTCCGCCCAATATCACATGTATTTTATCCTTATTGAATCGATCCATTACCCGTCTCCACCCCGGTAGTGTCCATCCCCATTCAATCGGGTCTTCTTTTTCGCTTTGTGGTTGGTC